CCATATTGCTGGAGAAATTCTGGCTGTACTGCCCTGTGCCGTGGTCGGTTATTGAGGAAACATTTTCACTATCCTGAATGGATGACCCGCTGATGCCCAAATAATTTATCCACGATTTTGCCGCATACTGGCTTGTAAGCGTAACAGGACCGCCGCTGGTGTTTTGGACTACGTCTACTTTTAGTGTCATGTATTCATTCCTTCGTTAAACGATTGTCCAAGTTTCACCAGTACCAACCGTCACGGTGACACCAGAGTTGATGGTGATTGGTCCAGCAGACATAGCGTTGTAGTTGTTTGTAATGGTATAGTTGCTGGTCACAGCTTGTTGGTTCTCCCAGAATGGCTGTCCACTAGAGTTCCTGATTACACCAGTAAAAGACCCGCTGAATGTTCCAGCTGGACCTGTCGGGCCGGTAGGACCTGTGGGACCGGCGCTGCCTGTTGGGCCTGACGGACCTGGTGGACCTGCGGGACCTGTGGAACCTGTCGGACCAGTTGGACCGGTATTACCTTGAGGACCTTGAGTACCTTGTGGACCTGTTGGTCCTGTTGCGCCTGTAGGACCAGTTGCCCCTGTAGGACCTGTTGGTCCTGTCGGGCCAGTTGCACCTCGCAAATCACCAGTTGAAAAGCCAAGTCCGTCGTTGGACGTGAATGTGACAACGCCTGTTGGTGCGGAATATGAGCCGCCTGTGAAACCATCACCAGTTGCCCCTGTCGGACCTGTTGGACCAGTTGGGCCTGTTGCACCATTAGCTCCAGCAGGACCGGTTGGGCCAATAGCGCCATCAGCACCAGCTGGACCGGTGGGACCTGTCGGTCCTGTTGGACCGGCGGCACCATCTGCACCTGCGGGACCGTCTGCGCCAGCTGGTCCTGTGGGACCAGTTGGACCTGTTGCACCAGTAGGACCAGTTGGGCCAGCCAAGGCGGCATTAGTAATCGTAGCCTTTTCCCAGCGGCTCTGGGAAACGTCATAGACTGCGATGATGTCGGAGCCAACATATGTTGTGTCTGTTGGGAAGGCTGTCAGAGAGGTAGATACGTTGGTGCTATCTGTTACGTCAGCAGATGCTTCAATGCCGTCAAGCTTTGTTCCATCAGCAGATACGTCTCGTCCGTCAACATTGCCGCTAGTGATAAGATTTGGGACTGTCACGTCGCCGGTGAAGGTTGCGCCTGTTAAAGCGGCGTATCCATCGCCTGAGATGTATGCCGCCACCCAAGACGAACCTGTGTAGACTTTCATTGCTCCAGCTGTTGTGTCGAAATACAGCGAACCAGCTACCAGAGCGTTGCCGTCATTGTCGACTGTTGGTGCAGATGACTTGGCACCAAGATATCGGTCATCGAAATTATCATAAGCCGCAAGTGCGCTATCTCGTGCGCTTTCAGCCGCAGTCTGTGCAGATGAAGCAGACGATGCGCTTGATGCCGCAGAGGTTGCTGATGATGCCGCATTTGTGGCACTGGTCGCCGCATTTGTCGCTGATGTGGCAGCGTTTGTCTCGCTGGTTGAAGCAGCTGATGCGCTTGAAGCGGCATTGGTCTCTGCGGTCTCTGCGTTTGTTTCTGCTGTCTCTGCTGCTGTTTGAGCAGTTTGGGCTGCTGTGGCAGATGTTGAGGCGTTGGACGCACTTGTTGAGGCAGCAGACGCGCTGGAAGCAGCGTTGGTTGCACTTGTTGAGGCTGAAGACGCACTGTTGCTGGCGTTAGTCTCACTCGTTGCGGCGTTTGTTGCGCTTGTCGAGGCCGAGCTTGCGCTGCTGGACGCATTGGTCTCGCTGGTAGCTGCATTTGAGGCGCTTGTTGAGGCCGAAGTTGCACTGGTGCTGGCATTAGTCTCGCTTGTTGCAGCATTGGATGCGCTGCCAGCTGCTGCGGTTGCACTTGAAGCTGCATTTGTTGCAGATGTAGATGCTGAAGATGCACTGGTGCTAGCAGACGATGCCGAAGTCGATGCATTAGTCTCTGACGTTGCAGCATTTGTTTCGGCTGTTTCTGCACCTGTTTGAGCAGTCTGAGCTGCTGTTGCAGCGGATGATGCTGTGCTTGCGCTTGATGCAGCATTTGTCTCGGAGGTTGCAGCGTTGGTTGCTGACGTCGCTGCGTTGGTGGCTGAAGTGGACGCTGCGGAGGCTGATGTTGCAGCGGCGTCTTTATGAGTTTCTGCAGTATTTCGATACCCAAGCGTAGTGTCTCTTGCGCTTTCGCTTGCGGCTTGAGCCGTCTGAGAGGCGTCTCTTGCAGTTTCTGCGGCAGCCTGTGCGGTTTGAGCATCAGTTTCGCTTGATGCAGCTGCTGCAGCTGATGCTGCGGCGGAGTCGACGGACGTTTGAATTGTGTTTTCAGTTGTTGCGGTAGAGCCGCTGTCTTGGAAGAAACCTGAAGTGGCCATTTAGTCCCCCTGATACGAATATGCTGGCAGGATTGCTTGAGTGCCGCCTTGAAGCTCCTGGTCGTTCGCTTGTTCTTGGATTTCAGACAAAAACAGCTGGAATTTTTGCTCAAACAAGTCTGCTCGTTCATCAAGATAATAATCACTAGCGAATGTGAGGCCCGCATAGATGATGAGATCAGGAGCGATCTTTGCCAGGATGTTTTCATCAGCGTCTGCAGTCATTGCTGCAAACTCGCTGTAGTAATAAAGAACAAGGTCACCATCGGTCGGCTCTGGATAGATGAACAGCTTTTCCTGTTGTCGAGCAAATACCTGTGGTTTGCCGGTGTATATATTTCCGGACAATTCACGATAGCGCCGCATCGAGACCCGCTCGAGTTCGTTTGTGCTGTGATAAAGAGATATGATTTCCAGAAAATCGACAGGTAGTGTCAGGGATGAAGTTTGCGCGGTGATTGTGAATGTTTTCACCTTCTCATTTGCTGGAATACGAAGTTGGCGTTGTATTCTGGCGATCCCCTGATCGATAAACCTAGTGGTCAGTGCCGGTGTAATATCTGACCTGTTTAATAGGTCATTGAAGTGTGATTTGAGGTCGCCGTAATTCATCGGTTAAGCCTTCTTCTTTTTTGCTGTCTTAGCTGCCTTGCGAAATGCAGCGGCCTTTGGCGCACCTTTGGCCCCAGGCTTCCGCATCTTCTCACCGGAACCAGCTTTAATTCGTTCGCGCTTGGCGTGGATGTTTGCATATAGCCCCCTAGTCATGCGGCTAGACCCTCTTCTCTGTGGTTAAAAAAGCTTCTAGATTTTCGTCTTTGAGGCGTTTGACGATTTCTGCTGCGGTATGCTCGCCGTTCATGATGTCAAAACCTTCGCGCATCCATTTCTCGACTATGACAACCGGTATCGAAGCGACCCGCATAAAATCATCTTCACGTCGTTTCGTGCTTTCTTTTCTTTGCTCAGCAAGGTTGTCGAGGAAGCTTGTTGGGATGTCTTGTGTGTGGTGTCTGAATATGCCGTCAGCATCACAACCATAATCGGTCGTAACGCCGACAAGATTGACCTTGTCAGTCGACATTTGATTTCTCCTTGGAAAGTAAAAAGGACGTGAGGGGCAGCAGATAAGGAGAGCAAACTCTGCTGTTCCTCCCCTCACTCCTATTGGTTAACCAGCCTTATGAGAGGCCGGTGATCATTGCTGAACCGCTATGGTTCAGGTGCATCAAGCCACCCTCGTAGACAACGAAATGCTTATCGCTGTCGCCTGTCTTTGAGAGCAGTGTGCGGCTGACTGGACGCAATACTGCTGAACGCCACATTGATGGGTCCAGAAGGAAGGCGTGTGTAGTCAGCTGATGTCGGTTGAGCACGACTTTAAGTGTGCCGTATGGGTTGATCAACACATCAACGGCGTTTGTCAGTGTCGTCGTACCATCATTAAAGTTTCTGGTACGTCCGGATGAACCGGTAAAGCCAGCGACAATTTCTGAGTCCGCTGGTTTAATCATGAACACGGACACGTCTGCGCCAGCTGTGTAGGCCGCCTGGTGGGCGTCCAGAAGCTTGGCTTCCGTGAGTGCGTCAGTGGCGTTAGCTCCAGCGTCAACAGTGTTACCCGCTGCGATCAGCTGAGTAGCTGAGTCCATTTCGCGAGCTGTTGAGCTGTCACCAGTCACTGCACTATTGTCCTGGCCGACATACGCGAACTCGATGTCGCGCTTCAGCTCCTTTAGAGCCTTGCCGAGTTGGTCATTTATGTTCGTTTTGGTTCGTTACTCCAAAACCGCCTTGCGGCTGCTGATGGTTATGCCCATCAGATCGGACTATATCATGTCTGCGGGTTGCAGACCCCTGCGCTTCCACTCACTTGAGTGTACTCCTGTCGGATAGTCTCTGAACCTTCCCAGTTGTCTGGGCTTGGCTGCTGATTGCCCCTTGGGGTTTTCCAGCAATTCACAGGGTTTATACTACGCTACCAAATTCAACGCAGTTTCCTTCGCACGTCCATATGTCCGCACAGCATCAGCTGTGGCACTTACCTGGAACGCTTTGGTTAGGATTTGTGTGTTCCCAGTTCGCATTGTGGTCGCAGTCAATGTCGCCATTGAAGGATCTGCACCTTCAACCGCTTTATTGTCGGCTGCACTTGCGAGTGAGTCTTCTTGGTATTCGTACACCCGAGCAGATACTTTCTGCGGTTTGATCATGGTGTACATGGGGGTATCGGTAGGCGTGATGTCCGTAATGACGTCAGATACGTCTTCGGCTAGGCCCACCTGGTCGTATGTGCCAAATGTAGGCATTATTTTTCGTCCTCTTCTTGACGTTAGTTGGGATTGTTATTGCTCCCAGCGCGACAGAAGAACGTCTGCTACATCGTCCACATCTCGTGATTG